GTTATGGCTACACTAATTCGGACTCCAGCAATATATCGATTGGTACGAATGGCACTGAATCGAGTCCAAACTCAAATGTTCTTAAAATTGGGGCTGGAACTGGAGCAGGTAATTTCCAACTTAATAAGGCATTTATATCTGGTATAAATGGAATCACTGTCTCGACTGCAGATCAGTTACTTGTTATAAACTCATCAGATCAAATTGGATCGGTAGCGCATGGCACTTCTGGACAGATTTTAAAAACAAATGGTGCAGGGGCCAATCCTTCGTGGATAAATGTACCCTCTTCATCGATATCAATTACCGGTAATAGTGGAGGTGCATTAACTGGTGCGGCTTTTACATTCACCGGAGGAACCACTGGATTAACATTTTCTGGTGCCGGTTCTACGGAGACACTAGGCGGAACTTTAGTATTGGCCAATGGTGGAACAAGCGCATCTTTAACCGCTAGTAACGGTGGCATATTCTACTCAACGGCATCCGCTGGCGCTATATTGTCCGGAACCTCTACAGCTAATCAAATGTTACAATCTGGGGCTAGTACAACTCCCGCATGGTCAACTTCAACATGGCCAGCAACAACAACAATCAATCAATTACTCTATTCGTCAGCAGCTAATACCGTGGGTGGCGTAACTGCTGGAAATTATGGCGTTTTGATAAGTTCATCAGCTGGCGTGCCATCATGGCTTGCAAATGGTACCACTGGGCAAATTCTTACCGCCACAACATCTGGAACACCATCATGGGAGGCAATATCGTCGTCTGGTGGTGTAACAACTCTACATTCACAAGATGGAAATAATGTTACCCCAACTACCGGTACAATTAATATATCGGGTGGAAACAGTTTAACTACGACAGGAACATCGGGTCCAAATACAATTACGATTTCTCTTGCCGGGAGAACTCAGTACAACGTACAAACTGGCGGATCATCAAATAGTCTTAATAATGTGGCTCCTGGTGCAACCTCAGGCGTACCATTAATATCGCAAGGATCATCTTCTCAACCGATCTTCGGAACGGCATTAGTCGCTGGTGGCGGAACGGGAGCTACTACGTTAACTTCACACGGAGTACTTTTAGGAAACACTACCAGTGCTATAACTGCAACTGCAGCTGGAACAACCGGACAAGTTCTTACGGGCGTTACCGGATCAGCGCCAACTTTTCAATCGCCGGCTGCTTCTTCTATCTCTATAACAGGAGATAGTGGAGGTGCATTAACTGGTGCGGCTTTTACTATTTATACAAATAATGCATCTACCAATTGCGGATCTAGCGTATTATTTTCTGGTTCTGGATCGACATTAACGTTTAATGTCACTGACTCAAGTAGTAACACTCTCGTTGGGGCTACTTCTGGAAATGGTAGTTTAACTGGCCATGATAACACTTCTATTGGAGCAAATACACTTTTACATTTGACGAGTGGTATTCAGAACGCAGGGCTTGGAAGTGGTGCTTTAAAAGCTTGTACGAGTGGTGGCAATAATATCGCTCAAGGTCAAGGATCATTACAATTATTAACCACTGGATCATATAATACTTGTATTGGTGGTGCAACTGGACAAAATTATACAAGTAGTGAATCATCAAATATACAGATCGGATATAATACTCTCGGTACGGTATCAGAATCAAACGTTCTTCGTATCGGCGCTGGAACTGGAACAGGCAATGGACAACTTAATGTTGCTTATATATCTGGCATAACAGGAATAGCTGTTACGGGGGCGGCGGTTCTTGTATCTACGGGAAATCAGCTTGGTGTTGCTGTTTCATCAAGGAAGTATAAAGAAAACATCCACGATATGGGTGATGTATCATCGCAGATATTATCTCTCAGGCCGGTTATTTTCAATTATATTGGAAGTGATCTAGCTCAGCATGGTTTAATTGCGGAAGAAGTGGCTGAGATAATCCCATCCCTTGTGGTATATGATAATCAGGGTGATCCTCAGACGGTTAAGTATCACGAACTTCCAGCACTCCTTCTTAATGAATTACAAAAAGCATTCGCACGTATTGAAGCACTCGAAGCAAAGCTAGGAGATAGGTAATGGCAGGATTTGGTTTATATAATAATGTGCCCCTCAAGTATGTAGGGGTGCCATTTAGTTTAGTGTCTTTCATAACCCGACCATTTCCTCCAACGGTAAATGATTGGCAGAATTTTAGCTTGGGATGCATTTGGCTTAATCAAAAGACGAAAGCTGTGTACATCCTTGTTTCTCTTAATGGGAATCAAGCGATATGGGCCCCATTTGCCGGACCTTCTGGAGATGTCCAAACATTAACGGGCGATGATTCTATTGTGGTCAGCCCATCAGCAGGAAACATTAATATCATCTCGGGATTATCTACGATTAATTCTGGATCAAGTGTCAGCGTTACTGGAAATAATTCAACGGCCACACTCACCTTAAATGTGACTGATAGTAATAGCAATACATTAATAGGTTTTAATGCCGGAAACGCTTCGATAGCTGGCAACCACAATACGGGACTTGGAGTTAATGCCTTAAGCGGATTAACGAGTGCTAATTTTAACTTAGGATTAGGATCTCAAGCGCTGAGGTCTGTTACTTCGGGTAATTATAATACTTCTATTAATGCAAATCTTGTTGGTATAACCACCGGAACAGCAAACCTTGCGATTGGCATTGGCGCTGGAAATAATTACGCGACCGGGACTGAATCAAATAATATAATAATCGGTGCAAATGGTGGGGTTAATGGTGAATCTGGTGTTATTAGAATAGGTGGCGGTAGTCAAACATCTGCTTATATAGCGGGGGTTTCTGGCGTGACTGTTTCTAATGAGAATCTAGTTACCATAAATACAGTAACGGGTCAGCTTGGCTCTGCTTCAGCTGGATTAGTTAATTTTACTTACACTAATGTGACTGACGCAATGTCTCCCTATACTGTTTTAAGCACCGATGAATATATTTCAGTTAATTGTACTGTTGGTTCCGTCACTCTCAAATTTCCTAATGCTGCCACAACGGGAAGAGGATATGTTATAAAAGATAGAACAGGCAATGCAGGCACAAATAATATAACATTGCAATCTGTAAGCGGTGCAGTGAATATTGATGCGGCTACAACATTTGTTATGAATACGAATTACGAAAGTGTTAATCTTTTAGGAAATTCAACATCATATGAGGTATGGTAATGTGTGCGTATAAAAGAATATCTCCGCAGCCAGTGATTGAGGGTGGAACCGGGATTCAATCTGCAACAACATACGCACCTATTGTCGGTGGAACTACAAGTACGGGAGCATTTCAAAGTGCAGGGACAGGTATATCTAATTCTGGATATGTGCTTACGAGTACTGGTAGTTCAAGTTTGCCCACCTGGCAGGCTGGTGGAGGAAGTGGCGTATGTGGCAGTGTAGGATTTTTTTATTACATTAATAGTGGGTCTAGTTTTGCTTTTACGGGACCGACTGGCTACTATATGGGTTCAACAATAGCCCTTACTTCTAGATTTGATAATAGTGGTGGGGCATTTTTCCCCGGAACTGGATCGGGATCGGGTCAGGCAAATGCCGCTACCTATACAATTCCTGCGACCGGATTTTATAGTTTCTCTATGCTTGCATCATTCAATACATTTTCGTCTGTCACTTTGCTCTTTTATGGGCCCACCGCAGCCTCATTTTCTGGAGCAGCTTATATGTTTTATGAGAATCCCACTCCTATACTTGATCCTGGAACCGCGTCAATTAGTTTCACGGGAACAGCAAACTACTATATGACAGCAGGAACCGTCGTGTACTTCTTTTTGAATGTAAATAATGGTGGTGGTGCTTCGGTAGCCGGATTTAGTAATGTTTCTGGATATAGAATTTCATAGGAGTATTAATGGCATATAAAAAAATAAGTCCTCAAGTTGTTGTGGAGGGAGGGTCTGGTCTACAATCAACTACCCCCTTTGCGCCTATTTGTGGTGGAACTGCAAGTACGGCGGCCTTCCAAAGTTCCTCAACCGGGATATCTAATTCTGGATATGTACTCACTAGTACTGGGAGCTCATCTCTGGCGACTTGGCAGGCCGCAACCCCGTCAGTTGCTGGATCCTATTCATTTATGGCGCAAATGTCTTCAGGTTCGGTGACTTTCCCAGGATCTACTGGATATAGTTATGGAGCAAGCGTTGCCCTAACTACTATTTTTGATAATACGAGTGGAGCTTTTTATGCTGGTAATGGTTCGGGAACTCCGGCCTCATTCACAGCTCCGTTCACTGGTATGTATGTTTTTAGTTTTGGCGGCAATTGGACATCATTGCCTGCTGGGGCTGGCATACTCATGATTTGCTGGGCATCTGCCGGAGGAGCTCTTTCCTTTTATAGCATTTACTCTAACCCGTCTCCCATTAACGTATCGGGGCTAGGATTTATTAGTACTTCCACTGTGGCTGCTAATGCTGGAGCAGTAATTACTTGGCTATTCAATACGACTAACTCTCTCACAAGCGCAACTATTGCAGCAGGAAGTATGTCATATGTGACTGGCTATAGGATTTCATAAATAACTATTCCTTGTGTGGATACCCGCAATAGGATATAGTATAGATGTTTTCTCCCTTTCTTTATGTAATACCCCTCTGTGTGGGATCCCGACCTCCGTAAGGAGAATACGGCCACAAGCTTGCACAGAGGGGCTCGTAAGCAGCAGTAGAGCTTACGATGATACTATAATATTCCTACTAATTTCATGATGATAATGCACATTGCAATAATGATATAGACTACTGCTGAAACAATATTATATTTATCGCGTTCTTCTGTGGGTAGCAGTAGGTTAATAATAATGAAATTTATGGCTATTATTATTGCTACAGGTATAGTGGGATTCATATTTTCTCCCATCTGGGCTTGTCTTCATCATCGCTCATCTGTTTGTATTCATCATTTGATGCTTCTATAAGGCACTTAGTGCCAAATGGAGCTTCATCAAGATGAGTGGGCGGGGCAACACGGGTGATAACTTTTGGGAAACTCGTTAGTTTTTCCACAAAGTGCCATCCTTCTTTTTTATTAGGTAGTCTTCCTTGCTTCTTCCTGATCTTATTTCATTTTCAATAAACTTAGTAGCAAGATCTCGTGCGTATGCTTTCTCTTCTCGAGTATCTCCGGGAAAGTTTTCATTAATTTTATCAAGACATTCTAGTGGGCATTCGATCCAATTTGGATGATCCTTTTTGTGCTGATTAAATAAAATGTATGCCTTGGGCAATTCTTCTAATGCTTTTTCTATTATTTCCTGATCTCTGATGCTCTTTCTTTTTTCTCTCTTTTCTTTGAGGTCTGCCGTATCTCCACCCAAATGCTCAATGATTTTTTCTAGATATTTCAGTGTATTTGTTTTCTTTTCCTCAAAGGTATTTCCAGGGATTTCATTCGTAGATTGTAAATAGCATGCATCTTCTTTACAACCCGGATGTTCCTTTTGATGAGCTTCATATTTCTTTCTAATACTCATTAATGCATTATGGGTATCAATGGCATTTTGTGAATCATTAGCTTTCTTTTTTGCCTCTTCAAGATCATAAAGGATAGGGGTTATTTCTTTTTTATAATCTATGGCGATCGCGCTTAATTCTTTATTAGGATGCTGCAATAGACATGATTCGCATATAGGCAAAACCGACCCAAAGGTTTCAGTCACAAATGGATCTTCTATAACTTTTAGGCACATATTGCATAAATAAGTCTTATCAAATCCTGGGGTATTCATAATTATTTAACTCCGTTTCGAAGATTTTTTATTTCCCGTATTCGTGTTATAGAGGCGCGGTACTTACTATCAGGCATATCTGCAAGAGATTGTATGCGCAGGCCGTCTAATATCTTTTCTGCGATATCTGGATATTCTGCCAATTCATATTCCAGTTCTTCCATCTGCTGTTTATTGATAACAGCGGGCGATTGTTCTTTAGGGTTGTATTTTGTATTCAACGCACTCCCTTTAGCAAACGTCTCTCTGCTATGCGCTTGCGCCACCTCGCCATCATCATCTTCATCTGCTGCAACAACACCAATAAGGGCAGCGTACGAGTATCTTCTGATGTATGTAAGGTATGAGCCTAAAGTCTGTATATCATTTTTAGGGGGGATGACTCTCATAGTAGTCTCTATCCATTGGCCACTAGAATGCCCCAGGATGCTCGCAAGTATCGTAGCCCCATCGTCAGTAGTTCTTATCTGCTGGATCACGCTCAGGCCATTCTTGGTTAAATATGGGCGTGAGGCTGAAACGACAGAAGCTAAATCGGCGTACTTGGATTTAAAATAAGGGTTATCGCTATCAAGACCTGCAGGGAGCATCTCTTGTTGGGCCTTAGCAAGGGCAGAAAATAACTCGTTGAGCTCTGCTGACTTATGTAGTGGCCTTTCTTGCATAAACTTAGATTCTTTGTATTCATTTACAAAGCTTATCTTTTCTTCATACACCTGTTTTATGAATTCTAATATCTTTTCATCCATGCGCTTCTCCTGCTGCATATTTTGATTGATTTCCTATCTATATAAGTATATACTAAGCTATGTATAAGTCAAAACATTAATGATGGTTATATTATGTTGAAAATAAGTGATTACTTAAAAATAACAGAGGCCGCTGCCTTCCTTGGAGTGACAGTACCTACATTGAGAAATTGGGATAAATTGGGAATATTAGTACCCGTTCGTTTGCGTATTAATAGATATAGGTTGTATAGAAAAGAAGATTTAGAGGATTTCTTAAATAAAATAAATAATTGCCAAAATATTGATTAGAAAGTATTATACAATAATCTGCGTGTGAGCAGGTGGGCCCTAGAGTTACAGGCCTGTGCAAAACTAACATTGAAATAAAAAAGCTGGGATTTTAACTCCAGCTTAATTACCAAATCTATGTGTACTTCTCTAATTCAACCGGGTCGTAACACGATTTAAGAAAGAATGAATGAATAAGATATCAAACATCCAAAAACCACCAAATCGAATCCAAACGAAAAGGGAGGCTATTTCTAAAATCTCAACTTGGTCGCGAAACCAAGAGGTAATTTCATGAATAATATTAAACGTTTCCCCAGGTTTGTCAAGTCAATTCAAGTACAAGATGTAATTCCTTCTCAAGAAGTACGATGTTCTCCTCGAAAATTCATCTCTTCTTTAAATGCAAATAAAAAGAAGGTGCTCAACTACCTCCTCTTTATGGGTAATAGGTATCAAGATGTCTATTTAAGGCAGGATACCATCGCCAAAGTATTCAAGCTGTCTAGAGAAACAGTAAATAGAATTATTTCCTATCTATGTGAATTAAACCTCATTAATAAAGTAACAAGGCACAATAAATCCTGTCTTTATAGGATATCTTCCTGGTTTCTTGAAACTGATACTAGAACTAGGTTGAAGGACATGCTCTTTTCATTAACCTTTATTCCACTCCTATACCTGTACGCTGGATCATCGTCACACGATATTATTAAAGGAGAGATATTTAAACAGAATCAATTACAAGAACAGAATCAATTAATATACCTCGAGCGTGCGCGCGCGAGAGAAATACCCGAAAATCAAATCACTAAAAGCAGAGAAAGTCAGGAGAGTGTCTTGAAAAGCGAAATTATTGAGAGATTGGTGAAATTAGCACAACTTGATGTCCATGCGATGTTGAAACTCAATGATTATTCTGAGGGATCATTGTTATCTATTGAGCGCACTCTTAAAAATAATCGTAGCGTTTCGAATCCTGCCGGATATCTATTCTCTCTTTTAAAAAAGGTTCCCAAAGAAAAGACGAAAGATTCTCTGGACGCGCTACCGCGCTCTGTTTCTGATTCTGTTCCTGTTAAATATATTTCTGATAATTTTGGGTTAACGAATCCGGAAGAGCAAGTGCACTTCAAAGCGCCTATGTATAATCAATTTACCCCTGCACCTTCCACGGTCAACATCTCCGAGACTTGGAGAAAGAGCCCAGCAGAGATGAAGAAGATATTTGATACTATGCCTGCAAATACTCCCCATTCTGTTAAGCAGCAAATCATTAATGTCTTTAAGACATGCTTCACTAATCATCAATTCGATGAAGTATATGGCCCTGATAGGAGCTCAGAGATACAAAAGGGACGTGAGATAAGAGCCCGAAAAGAAAAAGAAAAGCAAGAGTTGCTCAATACTATTCGTGATCCAAGAAGAGAAGAGGCCGAAAGATTGCTGGCACAAATTATGGGAGATAACACCTCGTCTGATGATTCCCTTCATTCACTCCCGGAAGTACCGGTTGCCAAACAGAAGAGCAATTTCCCCCGCTATGACCAGATTTTCTTCCCACCCAGAAAAGATAGAGATTTATATTGAGCTTAGGTACCGGTGTGGCAAAAGTTCTAGAGGTCTCATTTGAAAAACTTCCCTAATTTTTCTATCTTGATGCCACCATCCAATTAACACTTTTATGGGAGGAAATATGGCATCTTTTACTTTCACTATCACAGGTGATCCAATACCATGGGCAAGGGCTACGCCCAATTATACACAGAGATACATGTATGATTGCCAAAAGGCAATCAAGTCAGTAATTAGAGATCAATTAACAGAAGCAATGGGTAGTCAGGCTATGCTAAAGGGACCCCTAGAGCTTGTAATTTATTATTACTTCTCAATACCGGCCAGCCTATCAAAAGTAAAGCAAAACGCCCTGTTAGGAACCCCTTATACATCAGCTCCGGATATTGACAACTGCACAAAGTTCCTGTTAGATACAGTAAAAAATATAGTGATCCGTGATGATAGATACGTGTGGAAAGAGGAATGCTACAAGTTATACGACTGGATTCCTCGAACAGATTTTACTTTTAAAGAAAGCCAAGAGTGAAAAATATTAAACATAGCACTAAAAAAAGAATGGCTCCAAGAATTGTAGACCACGAAAAGACCTTCTATAACGAGGTTTATCGTGATATGGGATCACTAAGAATTAACCATATAAATGATGGTTATTTGTTAAAATTCGCTCTTGATTGGGTTGATTGGGTATTAGATCCTAAAAATGATTGCCTCACTCTTGAAGAATTCTACTCATGGAAAAGAATACACTCAACCACCGTAGCTCGCTGGATGGAAAGATGTGAAGAGTTGAAAGAGGCTCATGCCTTTGTGAAAGAATATCTCTATATCAAGCGTGATAAGGGAGCCATACAAAGGAAGTATGATGCTGGGTATATTAAGTACACAATGCCTAACTACAACGAAGATTTTAAGAAGCTTGAAGAATGGAGAGCTAAGCTGTCTGATAAGATAGGAAATGCTGGCAATGTGCAATATGTATACATGGATAAGTTTTGAATAACTCAACTATTATTAAGCCTGAGTCCATTATAAAGCTTAATAAATTTGTCCCAAGGGAGTATCAACTTCCTGTTTGCCGTGCCTTTGAGGAAAAGACTCATAGAAAGTTCCTTATCGTTAATCCACGCAGGTCGGGAAAGGATTACTGCTGGTTCTCGCTTATGATACGAGAAGCGGTAAGAAGAGAAGGTCTATACATGTACTGCCTGCCCACTTTTTCCCAAGCAAGAAGTGTAATCTGGGAAGGGAAAAGCAATACGGGATCTAACTTCTTAGATCAACTTCCAAAAGAGCTCATAGCCAAGATCAGAAATGATACCATGACAATCAACCTGACTAATGGCTCCATCATCCGTCTTGTTGGATCTGATTCGTATGACACCTCCATCGTCGGGAGCAACCCTAGGATGATCGTTTTCTCTGAGTACGCCCTATGTGATGAGAATGCATATAAACTTGCAGCCTTGCCCATCCTCAGGGCCAACGATGGCATTGTCGCTCTCATATCAACCCCTCGTGGCAAGAATCATATGTACGAGTTGTATCAGATAGCAAAGAACTCCCCTGATTGGTTTGTGCAGTTTCTGACCATTGAAGATACAGGTCATATATCGGCGCATGAGGTAAGAAGAGAAATAGAATCTGGTGAGATATCAGAAGATCTAGCTCAACAGGAATATTATTGCTCCTTTGAGATGGGTCAAGAAGGAAGTTACTACGCAAAATATATTGATAAGATGCGAATTAAGGGACAGATTGGATTGGTGCCATGGGAGCCTTATCACAAAGTTTCAACTAGCTGGGACCTCGGAGTAAAAGACCCAACATGCATCATCTTCTTTCAGGTAATTGGACAAATTGTACGTATTATAGATTATTATGAGGCCTCAGATCATGGAATGGATCATTTTGCTAACGTGGTGCTTAATAAGCCTTACAGTTATGGTTATCATTTTCCCCCGCATGATATCATGGCTCGAGAATCGGGACGAGGATTGACCAAGAAAGAGATGTATAAAGAGCTGGGTATTAAGTTTACCGAGCCTGTTATGATCGATATAGAGGATGGTATAGAACTCTGCAGGCGGTCATTTAACAAGATATGGATAGATGAAGGCAACTGTAAGAAACTCATTAAAGCTCTTGAAAACTACCGTGAAGAGTTCGATGTGCGCAGGAAGGTATATAAAGGTCGACCGCTCCACGATTGGGCGAGCCATGCATGTTTTACTGGTGATACAAAGATATTGACGCGTAGCGGAATGCGTCAGATAATGGATGTAGAAGAAAATGACGAAGTTCTAACATTATCTGGGTGGAAAAAATGCACGAAAGCGTTCAAGACAAGAAAGAATGTTCAGCTTGTGGAAGTAAAATTCAGCGACGGTACGATAGTGAAATGTACGCCGGATCATTTATTCTTAACGACGAACGGATGGAAATCAGCAAAAGACCTGACGAAGGGTTCAAGGATCCAATCGTCCTTGACGAACTCACTCAATATTTTGATGGATCTTTGTATCGTTTATGGCCGAATGAGAGATATTTATCTAAAGGCGGAAAAAGACTCCATAGAGCAGTGTGGGAAAATGCTTTCGGCACAATATCAAAAAATTGTCACATACATCACAGAGACAGTGACACCCTTAACAACAATCTCTGGAATCTCGAATGTATACCAGCCGCAGAGCATCTCAAACTTCCTAGGCCTAATAACAAAGGATTTAGCGATAGCGCTCGAAACAAGGCTACTGAATGGCATCGCTCAGAGGCCGGTCGCTTATGGCATAAAAGACATGCTGAAAGAAGCAAAGGATGGGAAAAATGGACAAGACGAACAGCAGAGTGCATCCTCTGTAAACGTAGCTATGAGGCGCTTGTACGCAGAAATGGGTTCTCTCAGAAATTCTGCCACCCAAACTGCAAAGCCACTTTCTATAGGAAGCGTAAAAATGATTCATAGGGAAGATGTCTGGGATATAACAGTTCCGGAGATAGGACATTTCTCATTGGAAAATGGCGCTATTGTTCACAACTCGGATGCGTTTAGGTATATGTGTGCAGCTCTTCCTAAGACTAAAGATGGATTGTCTGCAAAAGAATTAGATCAAAGATATAGGGATGTTATGCTTGGCGATCAAGCTGGGTTACCTTCTGTTTTCAGGACAGATTTGCCTGATTATTAATAGGACATTATTATGATGCTAGATGTAGCAACTTACAAAAATATTCTCATCCGTATCTTAAAAGACATTTATAGCGATGCAACCGTTGGCCCTTTTCTAGGTTTCAAAGGTGGAACTGCGGCTATTTTATTTTATGGACTTGATCGATTTTCTGTGGATTTAGATTTTGATTTACTTGATTCATCAAAAGAACAGCAGGTTTTTGAACAGCTCAAAGAAATTCTTAAAGAACATGGTACTATTAAAGAGTCTTACGAAAAAAGGTACACGCTGTTCTTTGTAGTTTCTTATAGCGATAAATTGCAGAATATTAAAGTCGAAGTTAACCGTAGAGATTTTGGATCAAAATATGAGGTGAAATCTTATCTTGGCATTTCTATGAAAGTAATGGTGAGGGAAGATATGGCGGCTCACAAAATGGTTGCTATGCTTGAGCGGATCGGTAATGCAAATCGTGATATTTTTGATACATACTTTTTTTTGAAAAATAACTGGCCCATTAATGATCAGATTATCGAAAAAAGAACCGGGCTATTGATGCATCAATTTTTAAAAAAATGCATTCAAGAGCTTGAGTCTATGAGTAATCAGGGTATTTTGGCGGGCTTAGGTGAGTTGCTTGATGCTAAAGCAAAGACATGGGTCAAGGAGAAGCTACTCACAGAAGCCATTTTTTTGCTTAAAATAAAGCTTGAAAGCATCAGTAATAATAGGACAGATTTGCCGGATTATAGAGAACATAATAATAAGTAGGTCGATAGATGCTAAAATAAAAGGTGACAAGTCGCTCCTTTTGCCGTATGATTTTCAACTGAATGTTACTTTATTTATTATATTATTCGAAGGAGCGATCATGTTGCGATGGTCACAATTAATTAAAACGCTACGAAATGCGTGTTACTATTTCGATAAACGGCACTTTATTGTCTTCTCGGCTCTCATGGCCTCATCTAGTGCTTTCTGTCAGGATTTCATACAACTCGGTAATGGAACCACATTTATCCCCAATCGACTAGGCAATATATCAGTGTTGCATAACGACGATGGATTCCATGTCCTGACAAGCGACAATGAGATTTATCCTGTGAGGAATTACTTTGTCGATAAACGTCTTCGTGGACTGAAAAAAGAAAAGCTCAAGGCATTCCTACAAGCTGGATACATACAAGTGAATCAAATGAGCGACGGACAATACAAGCTCGATGCTAAAGTTCGTGGTCTTGGCGGTGGTCCTATCTGTGGTATGGTCGCCTATTGGGCAACTAAATTAACCTGTTATGCCTTTATGGGAGCGGCTGCAAAACAAGCAATTGTTTCCACTGGTGTCTCTATAGGAGGAACTTTTGGTGGAGAAGCTGGCGCTGAAATTGGCGCAGCTGTTGGTGGGATGGTTGGAACCGCAGGTAATATGGCAATGGGTGGCATGGCTACTGCAGGAGCCGAAGGACTTGTTACAGCCCCTATTGGTATGGCTGCCGGAACAATAATCGGTGATGGAATTTTATCTTCCCCCGTTGTTGCCCAAGCTGTAACTAATGGTGCTCAAGTAGTTGGTGGTGTAATGACAGCAGCGCATGGGTCGGAAGCGATTGGGGCAACTATTGCTGTTGTCGAAACTGTCTCAGCGGTAGTTGGCGGTTTCTTTTCTGGACCATGGTGCCCATAAAAAATATCTACATAAAATGGCTTATCGTTTGCAGCATCCTCTTGTTGGTGGGTTTTATCATTATTTTCTTTAATAAATCCACTGGATCTGATGTGCATATGTTAAGCGTTATGGGTGTTTTCTCATTTTATTTAGCGGCACTTCTCAAATTATACGAAGATCAATAATAAATTAAATTACTTAGGAAATTATATGAAAAGATTATTAATAGCATTAGTATTATGTGGCAATCTATGCGCCTCTGAGCAAGAAAATCTAAATAATGCAAGAGTGGCTAGTGGAACAAAAGGATTTTTTAAGGGTTATTTTGGTACAAAGGCGCTCATATACGGGGCAGTTTGTGTAGCTACACCCGCAACTTTCCCTCTATGGGGACCGTTAGCTCCACTTATTATTCCTGCTGTAGTAGCCGGCACATTCACTTTATCTGATCCTGTGGCTATTGGGGTTGGAGCAGCAACCGGTGCTTGGGCTGCTGCTTCTGTTAAAAAGGCCGAAGAAAAGAAGCCATAATTCTGTAGCATTATTTAACGGTACACTAATCTAATTAGAAGGGATCTTAACGGGTCCCTTCTTTTTTATAGTAATTTTTTCTTGAACTCTTATTTTTCTGTAACTACACTATCCTAAATTGATCTGGATCAGGTATTTTTTTGTATTTCTCCTGCCTGGTCCAGCTCGCGTAGGAGTAGAGAGTGATATTTCCCGATCTTGGTACACCTTATTTGTCTGAAAATAATCGTGGCGTCCTCAACCGATTGCAAACTTTTTATGCTCAAGCAATCACGTTAAACCAATCATTTTGGCAAGAAGCGGACACCGATACTCGATACGAGGCGGGAGATCAATCATTCTTTAATGATCTTTATGGCAACCTTCCTGCTAACCGCAGACGTCAATTCATGTTCAATCGGATAAAGCCGATTATAAACATGATATCAGGGCACCAACGGAGAAATAGAAAGACTACTATCTGCCAGCCTATAGAGAATGGCGATGCAGAGACCGCGGATCAATTTACCAAAGTATTGATGCATATAGCCAATAATGAAGGCATATATGAAACAGTATCAAGCGCCTTTCACGGTTCTCTTGTTACAGGCATGAACCTTCTCTATGTGTGGAATGATTACCGTGGGGATCCAGTTTCAGGAAATATTAAAGTAGAACATTGTTCATACAACAGCTTTTTGATCGATCCATACTTCCGTAAGATGGATTTGTCAGACTGTCGCGGCGTTCTTCGTAGACAATTCCTCAATAAGAGAACGATCATATCCCTCCTTCCTAATCATGCCGATGAGATTATGGGTCTTATGACTCATGATTCTGGTTCTGGAAGGGATGGGAAATTCCAGTTTATGCCAGAGAGCTATTCTTGGTCAGTAAATGACCTTCTTACCTATGATGAATTTTGGTATCAAGATTATAGAACACAACGCATGCTAGTCGATACTGAGACTGGCGAATCAATGGAATGGACAGGGAAAGATGACGAAGATCTCAAGCTTTATCTCAAGATGTATCCTCAAGTGCAAGTCGTTAAGCAAGAGGTGCCGACGGTCAAGTTGGCTATTGTGGTTGAAAACAAAGTATTTTACGATGGTCCTAATCCCCTTGGTATTGACCGCTACCCCTTCGTGCCGGTATTTTCATACTACAACCCACAAATGCCATACATGCCGTACCGAATATGTGGCGTGGTACGTGGTCTGCGAGACGCCCAATACTTATACAACAGGCGTAAAGCAATCGAACTCGATATACTCGAGTCTCAGATCAACTCAGGTTTCAAGTATAAGGAAAACGCTTTAGTTAACCCAAGAGATATATTCCTGACAGGACAAGGTAAAGGTTTGGCCTTGAAGGAAGAAGCTCAAATGACTGATGTTGAGCAAATACTCGCTCCCAATGTGCCACCTTCAATGCTTGAAATCTCCAAGATACTCGCTGCTGAAATGACACAGATCTCAGGCGTTAATGAAGAATTGCTTGGAAGTGCCATTGATGAAAAAGCGGGCATCCTTTCCATGCTCAGGCAAGGCGCAGGATTAACTACCCTGCAGATCCTCTTTGACAACTTAGACTACGCACAGAAGTTGTTGGGTCAGGTTATGATCGATGTTATCCAGGCTAACTATATGCCCGGAAAGATTAAAAAGATTTTAGAAGGCAAAGAACCCACCGCTCAATTTTATAACAAAGCATTTGGGAAATACGGCGCAGTCGTTGAAGAAGGGCTGAATACCGCTACACAACGCCAGATGCAGTTTGCACAACTATTGCAGCTTCGGGAAGTCGGAGTCCCAGTCCCGAATTCTTCGCTTCTTGAGGCTGCAACTATTCAAAATAAAAAAGAACTTATCGAAACTATTGAAGCTGAACAGAAACAACAACAGCAAATGCAGCAAATGCAACTTCAATCTCAGATCGAGGCCGCCCAAGCTCAAACAGAACTCGCCCGTGCTCGTGCAGTAGCAGACAAAGGGTTAGGCATAGAACGTATGTCTCGTGTCGAAGAGAACCATGCTCTTGCTGAAGAGAGAAGGGCACAAGCGGTTAAAGATGAAGATATCGGATTCTTGAACTTGGTTAAGGCGCTTAAAGAAGTTGATAGCATTGACTTAGCTCAAATAGAGAAGTTACTTGCTCTCAGCAATATTATGAAGCAGCATGAACAAGAATCACAAGAGAAAAAACGAGCAGAACAAAATGCAGAACAAGATATTGTTAATTCTCTTACCCCTATGGGAGCTGGAACGTCACCTGTACCCCAAGGTTAGAGGTAGTACCAACCTTGCAGCAACCTGTGACATTTTGTCCCATGTTGGTCTGTAGTAACTAAGAAAGGCTTGCTATGGCAAGACATCATCATTCAAAAAAACATCACGAACAAGGTCATTACGAAGGTCATGAAAACCGCAGACATCAAGAGATGCACGACGGCGGCATGATCACTGAAGACCACAGCGCAATTGCAAACATGCCACAAGAAGTCATGATCAAACCATATCCAAAAGCGCGTCATTATATGGATGAAGGCATGGATGACACTATTAGAGGGATCGACCGTCAAATGGAAGAAGATTCCCCTAAGGGCAGAAATAATATGCCACATAAATTTTAGGAAGATCATGGCAATCATGATACGAGACCCTAAAAGCTTAGCTACCAAGACAGCATGGAAAATATTGGGCAAGCCCCAAAACATGCAGAAGCAACCCGCAGGTTTAGCTGAAAAAGTTAATGAGCGGCTTCTTCGTTTTGATTCTAGGTTCGTAAGATAAAATAGTGCCCTGTTTTTTTATGTTCAGCAGGGCACACCTAAGGAGAGAAGATGGATATAAACATACTTTTAAGAAATACATTCATGTCTAACGTAGACCCACGTAGAAGGCAAGAACTTTCAGATGCACGTATGATCCAAGAAGATCACGGCAAGATGGCCAACCTTTCAGAAAAGCCAATACATAGGCAATTTGATGCATGGGAATACCCAGAACGGTTAGCTATGTTTAACCAAAGTTCGCGCACAAAGTAACCTAAAGATTACCAAAAGAGATAATCATGATGTGTAAAAAATGCAAAAAATCACCGTGTAAATGCAAGAAAATGGTGAAATAATGGCAAAGAAATTCTGGATCCAAGACGCAATTAAAAAGCCGGGGGCACTTCACGAAGAACTGCACGTTCCTAAAGGCAAGAAAATACCTAAGGCCAAGCTGAAAAAAGCTGAAAAGGCTGGTGGCAAAGAGGGCAAGCGGGCTGCTTTAGCTATTACCTTGGGCAAATTACGCAAGAAGAAAGGCAAATAATGCCAATACTTACTAAATCTGCGCCAAAAAAGGCCAAGAAGAAGCGTATGAAGGAAGAAATGGATAAATGGAAAGCTGGAGAATTGCATTCTGGCTCAAAAAATGGTCCAATTGTTACTAATCCAAAGCAGGCCATTGCTATTTCTTTAAATGAAGCGGGAATGTCTAATAGGAAATCTAAAAAGAAGAAATCGAAGAAGTGAGTTTCTTCCTGAATCGATATTCTTTCCTCTGATGATCGGCGTTAGAGAGAACTTCCAAGTTTTCGAGTCGGTTGTCAGAGGAATCGTCATTTATATGATGTACATGTTCCCATCGTTCTAACTTTCTTCCTAGGTGTTGTTCCATAATCCATCTATGTTCTCTAAATCTTTTTCCATCAACACAAATGTGTTTGTAGGTATGTAAGGGTTTATTTGTTTTTTGGAACCCATGAATCTCTCTATGTTTTGGCAATAAATCTTTAGCCATACATGATCGAGAACAGTATTTAACTTTTCCAGAATCAACACGGCATTTGGGAGCATAAAATTCTTTGCTGCATATTTTACAATTAAATGTTTTTCCTGTTTTTCTGCTAGGTTTAGGTTTGCCGCGCGAAGCTTCAACAGCTTTGCCAATTGATAATTTGTTTGCACATACTTTTGAGCAATATTTCCCCTTACCTTGCTTCAGTTGCCATCCTGAAGCGTATAATTCTTTATTGCATTCAAGACAGTTAACCATATGTCCGGTTCTTTTACCCAAAGCAGCCCCTATCGTTTATTTATTGAACAGTTTATAGTATAACATAAGAGCACGAGCATTGCCATAGCACTTCATGAATCTGGGCAATCAAAGAAGAAATCAAAAAAGAAAAAATAACTGCTCTGACCCCACTTGCTTGAATGTGAGTGGGGTTTCTTTTTGTGTGTTCCCATGCTATTATCACCCCATCTGAGATGATAAATTAACATTCATTATATGCATTCTGTTGTTTCAGAATGTACTCCTCCCCACTCATCGCAACATGGGTGGGGTTTATTTTTATGGGATAGCGTGCTATTATCACCCCCGGCAGAGATAATATTAACTTAAATTCTTGTGAGTATTTATATGACTACTCTGCCTTAAACCCCATTCCTATGAAAAAAGTAAAAAATAAACCTAAAGATAAGACCGTTGGCCAACAATCTGTTGAGGCACTTCAAGAAAATCCGCAAGAAATAAGTGTTATTGAGCAACAAAAGCAGATGCAGAGTGAATATATGAAATATCTACTTACATCTATTGACGAAGGATTTAATCTATATCGCACTAGTTTCTTTGTGGAAGTTCAAACCAAAAACGAAAAGTTGATGCCCAATGTGTTTAGAAACTATTTTATTCACCGGCGGAGTTGTCCTAGTCCTAACTACGATCAGTCTGTATTTAGATATAACGTAGATAAAGGCCAGGTTGAATATCTGTGGACCGTCCCGTCTCGCGATGCGTGCTTTCATCTTAAGGAGAACTCACTCCTGGTATCCCACGATGAAAAAGACCTTCTTGGTTTCGTACTTAAATTTGCTGATGGCACTCTTTTTAAAATGTGTAAGCACTATAATGATGAAAAGCCCAATTCACCCGAATTAAACAGTGCTCAATAGCACCAATTAGGAACTATATGGATGTTAATTCACTTCCCCACGCACCTCAATATGCAATAGATGCGATGAATAAATCTACAAAACAGATAGATTTCCCTCCCCTTCCACAAGAGCAAACTCAAAGCATAGCGCAAACACAGCAGCCAGAACCAGTTCCAGAAGAATCTGTGCAAAATTATCAATCTGAGCCTGAAATTACACAGAGTGCTCAAGAACAAGCTCCAGAAGCCACGCAAGAGTCAATACGCGACTACTCAAAAGAAGAGAACCTGCGTGTAATCCGTAAGCGAGCAGCAGCAGCAGACAAATTCGAGCGTGAACGTAATGAGGCGTATAAAAAGATACAAGAGTACGAATCATATAATAGCGTTGCTAAAAGCCAGCAGATGCGCATTGATCAGCCTCAGAAATCAAATTCTCGACTTGCAATAGGACAAGATGATCTTGTTGAAGGCAAGCATCTTTCTGCTTTGGAAGAAGAAGTGCAAGATCTTAAGCAACAGATAAGCAAGAATCAGCAAGAGGCCATCTTGGCCGCTACTGAAGCGCGATTGAAATCTCAGTATCAGGACTTTGATACTGTTGTATCGGAAGAAAATCTGGAAACGCTGAAAATACTAGAGCCTGAACTTGCCGCCGCTCTTGATGCAACCCCTAATTTATATATTAAAGCGGTATCGGCTTACAAGTTGATTAAAGATAAAGTAGAGCCACTTATCAGACAAGAGGAGCATGTCATGAAAGAAAAGAAGAAGATTGCTGAGAATCTAGCAAAGCCACGTCTATCGCCAACAGCAGCCACAGCGCAGCAAGGAGACTCTGCATTAAGCAAGGCAAATATGTTTGCAGATGGGTTAACTTCTGATATGAAGGCACAGCTTTGGAAAGAAATGCAATCATCTAAGAAAAATTACTAAAGTCATTGCGTTATTATTCCCCCTTGCAGTATGCTTATAACTAGTAACTGTGAGGGGGTTATCATGAAATTCCTGTTAATGTTTTGCTCGCTATCTTTATTTGCTATAAATATAGATAAATCGAGAATCTTAAAGCCTCTTATTATGAGTGAATGGTGCGCGAGTTCGTCCATTCGCGATGAAACAGATCCTTCTTCTGAAGGGCAATCGCGTATCTACGAAAAGAAATTTGAATGCAATATTTGTTTAACCCGATTTGATAGCGCCTTTCACTTAGACAGACATTATCGTAAGCATACCGGTGAGCGGCCATATAAATGTCCATTTTGCTCCAAGTGCGCATCAAGAAGTGATAATCTCAAGCAGCATATGCTTTTGAGGCATAATCCTGCAACAAATTTCCCTCCCCGTGTTCATCCAGTGTTTGTCCCATTTGCTGACAAAGATGTGTTGCCATTGGGACATGAAAGATTTACCCTTAATGGTCTTCGTCCCTTAGAAATGAAGCCACCAGTCAGGACATTAGAGATAATGAAGATCGCATCCATCTTGAATGCAGTCGATATTAATCCTATTACTTCTGGCGCCAAAGATGAAAAGCGCGATACAATGCCATTAAAGAAGAGAAGATTTATCGCGATAATCGAGTAAAATATCCAAATCAGTGGGGCAGTAAAAAAATGTGTTATAGCTGTGGGATTGTTTTATTTTTAATCAAATTTATCTATACTAACGTCGCTGTACGAAGATTCGCGCCTTCAAATCCTTTTCTATCGGCTGTACCGTGACTCGCCACCACATGGCTGTACGCAAGTTTCGCCAACTTGAAGTAGTAATTCAATGCTTCAAGGAGATATTATGTCTATTACGACTACATCTTCGCTACCAGCCCCAGTTCAGCAAAGCTTTTCATATAAGCTGCTTTCGGTGCCGGTGCCAAATATGATTCATAAAATCCCTGCGATGAAGAAGAATATGCCACGCAATGGTGGTACAACTCTTCGTATGCGTAGGTATAATCCGTTAAATACTGCTATGGTGCCACTTGGCAACTCTGGCGTTACTCCACCTCCTCAAAATCTGACGGCTGTGGATATTGATGCGAAAATTTCGTTTTACGGTAAACGTGCCGTAACAGTTTATTTGTCTTAAGACGTATGTACAAATAAACGAGCAGGTTAATAATTGTTCTTTGAAATTCCCGATTTTGCAAGCAGATGGCCTGCTTTAAATCAGCCCTGATTGACTTGGATCCCCTAACGTATAAAGACGAGGGCGACAAGGCGCAAGTGTTTATTTATTGTCATAATTTCTACAATGTAATGCACGCATCTGATCGAAATATATCTTACGAATGGCTAATGTTTCTTTAGTTACAGCTTGGCATCCTGATTTGCCTTTTACGGCACCAGATCCTTTGAATGTTGCTCTCATTTTAAGCATGATCT